TTTATTATTTGTTGTTCTGATGTATTAATACTATCAGTTAGATTAACAATATATCGGACACCCGTGAATGTTCCCACAACAAGTGAGGCCACCACGGGCACCATTACTATATTTTTTTTTAATAAATCTACTAAATTCATTACTTAATAATTAAAGCTACGATTAATGCCACAAATATAATAGACTCAATTTTGTGATTTGCCCAATAATGCAAAGCTTTACTTTTTATTTTATCAATCATGTTTTTTCTCCTCCATCTCGTAAAAGAAATTATCAGTGTCTTCAGTTTTCCACTGCCCTGTATCTTCCACGTTCCAGTAGTTAGTTTGAACCTTCCAATCAGGCACTTGGTTCTTCACCGTAAACGATGGTATATCCCAAATAAGTCTGTTGTTAGGTTGTGCTGCATAGTTGCCGTCATTTAATGCAAGTATGTGAGCGCACTTGTGTTCGTGCGGGATCTCTGAATGATCAGTGTCAAGTATATTAGACTCTGGATGTGCAAAGTCAACAGTAAATAAATATTTTCCGTGATGCCATTTTTTATCTTTACCTATGTATTTACCTGCTTGTGATTCTAAAATATCCCAACAATGCACAGAAGGATAATAACTAAAACTGTTCCAGAGCTGAAGTTCATCAAGTCTTCTTGTCGGGACGTCATGGGGTTTATATCCTCTCTGAATAAACGCGCTAATAGGGAGGCGATAAAAGATTGCGCCATTCTCCATGATTGCATGAAATAATAAAGCACGCCCAGTAATAGCTGTAACGCCAAATATAATACAGTCTTCAACTTCACCATGATGTTTTCTAAGGTCATAAAGATATTCTCTTCTTATCTGTGCATACTCCACAGGTATGTTTGCATTTAAATAAGCCATAATAATTCCTCATTTAATTGTACCCCAATTTGGTCCAGATTCATAGTCCACTTTGTTAGGCACTTCTAATTCAACAGCAGATTCCATAATTTGTTTTATCTTATCTGCATTACCATCAACAGATATATCAAGTTCATCGTGCACTTGTATATGTGGTGTGATGCCTTCTTTATGTAATTCTATCATGGCTTTCTTTGTCATGTCAGCTGCGGATCCTTGTATCAATCTATTTAATGCTTTGTATGTATATGCTCTTCTGATCCCTGGTCCGTGTTCCGCGAGTGCTGCATCGTGAGGCAATGGTTTATGTATACCGAATTGATTAGGCTCCCACAAATGAAACCTGCATAATCTACCCAACAAAGTTCTAACCTTACCACGGTCTTGTGCTCTTGCCATGACACTATCCATCAATTGTTTTACAAATGGTACACGCGAATGATATTGTTTAAACAATGCTTCCGCTCGTTCTTTATTTACACCGAGTTCTGCTTGTAATTTATTTTTACCCATACCATAAAACAAACCAAGGTTAATTGTCTTAGCTTGTTCTCTTGGTATATCCGCCATCTCAGCTACAATTTTGTGAAAGTCAGCATCACCATCGTTGTATGCATCTAACACATCTCCAACTGAATACATATTTTGTAATGCAGCATAATGCACAACTAATCTAGGTTCTTGTTGACTGTAATCAAACACACCCCATGTACAGTTTTCTTCAGGTATAAATAAAGATCTAATCATAGGTCCTAGTTCTTTGTTACGTGCAGGTATCTGTTGTAGATTAGGATTAGCATAACTAAATCTACCAGTGACTGTTCCGCCTTGATCAGATCGAAGTTGATTTATCTCTGCGTGTATTCGACCCTTGTGTGAATGTTTTAATATGGTATCTATAAATGTTGTATGTGCTTTATTTATTTCTCTTGCACGTGCAATATGTTTAACAACAGGATGTGGATGATTCTGTAGAAAGTTTTTTGTAAATGATGGAGCATTTGTTTTTTCAGTTCGGTCAAACTTGCGCAATCGATCGAGCAGCCCATATTTGGGTATCTACTCCAGTTTCTTTTTTTACTTTTTGTAAGCATTCTTTTTCTTCTGATGATAATTTTTCTTTTAACAGGTGAGCTTGTTCGATATCTACACGCACGCCTAAAAATCTCATGTCAACAAGACAAGGAAACAAATCGGTTTCTAATTTAAATATATCTTCTATATCTTGTGTATAGATTTCTTTCTTCATCTCCTCCCATAATTCTAGTGTAAGTTCTGCATCTCTTTCAGCATACTCACCAACATACATTGCAGGTAGTTTATACATCTCAGATTTAGGATCTACCCCCCATTCCTTCGCTGTTTCAGTCAAAATAGCTTCATTTTTGCCCTTTCCAAGGTAATCCCGACCCAAACTACCTAAATCGTAACGAAAGCGATTCTCGTCCACTAGAGAGCCAGCAATCATGGTATCTACAATATCTCCCGCTATTTTTAGTCCTGCAGCCCTAATAAAACATACATCGTACATAGCGTTGTGAAATATCTTAGTAGCAGATGTATCTAAGACACTTTTAAAATATTGCATCACCTTTTTCTCATCCATATTACCACCACCTTCGTGTGCAATAGGATAATAACCAGACCAATCTTTTACAGCTAAAGCTATACCAACTATTCTACCTTTACCTGTAACAGATCCTGAGCCCATAGTTTTTAGTTCTGGATCTTTTGTTTCTAAATCAATTGCTATCTCATCATAACTAGACAAATCCTTAAAGTCCGTAGGTGGTAACCATTCCACCTGCGGTGAAAACATAGGTTTTTGTATCATGAGTAATCTCTCTCTAATATCATTTCTAAATAGTGAATTGCTTTCTTGATATCTTCTTCCTTCCCTTTTACAGAATGCCTGCAGATATACTTTATAGCATTCCCCTCTGCAAAAAGCAATTTGTTTTCGTTTATAAAGTGTGCGGGTTGAATCTTCATTGAGCGATAGTGTTTTCCACCTACCTGCTTTTCTAAAGAATCATACGTTGTGCTTTTAAACAATTCTTTGTTTGTCATAGGTTATATCCTTTGTATTTTTGTTTTGGTTCTATTATATGTAGATGTTCCTTGGTCCTTGTTGCACCAACATAGAACAATCTATTCTCGTCGTCTGGATTTTGTTCGTATGACTTCATTGTGTTTAAACTTAAATCTGTAAGCAACACAACATTCTCACACTCACCACCCTTTGCACCATGTATTGTAGATAAAGTTATTCGTGGTGCTTCGTTTAACTTCTCTCCGTTCTTTCTCATCTTTCTTAAATAGTTTATATCTCTACTTGGTGCAGCGTTAAAAGCTGTGTACCAAACAGCATCTGTTTGTAGACCGTAATCTTTTTTTAATTGATCAATACCATAAAAAGAATCTTTAACCATACCTTTCATTTTTTGTTTATCCCATAAATTTGTGTAAGAAGATATTTTTTCTAGTTGATCATATTTTAATAATTGTCCCTGACGCAAGTGTTCCCAATCTAGAGCGGCCAAGTGTAGAGCATGTTCTCTTTGTTTTCTAAATTTGTTTTGATAGTAATAACCTTTGAGATATAAATCTTCTTCTAAATTATCTAACATGTATTTAGTTCTAGCTAGTACTAACCAGTCACCTGATGACATGTTTATCTCTTCAAAGTTATAATATCTAGACAAGAATCCTTGGTGTGTTTTTGGTTGCCAAGTTTTATCTATTCTTGTTTTAATTTTATTTATTATACCCATAGCTAGTCCATGCACCCTTGCAGGAATTCTATACGATTGCTGCAAGGGTAGCATTTGTCCTTCCTGTGCTATGAAAGAATCTACGTCCGCTCCTGCCCATCTAAATATTGCTTGATCATCATCACCTGCAATAAAAGAATCTGTTGTCTTTTGCCAAATAGTTTTAGCCATATGCCATTGCATTTTAGATAAGTCTTGTGCTTCATCTATAAATACAACATCAAACTTTGGTACAGCGGCATCTGATTTTGTAAAATCCATAATCATATCATTAAAGTCAATTAGATTATGTTCTTTTTTGTATCGTTCTAGTTCGTTAGAAATTATTATTAGTTTATCTTTATCTAACTCCTGGTTATGTTCTTGTAGATTGTATTGTTGTATTGGTGTAATCTCTTTTAGTTTTGCAAGATTAATCACACGTAAGTATTCACTGTCTGTTGTAAAGATTCCGTTGTGGTCATTTTCATACTCTGCATACTTAATCTCTTCCTTTATTTTTTTACCAAAGTCTTGATAATGTCTACGTTGCATCACATCTTCTTTTTTTATGCCAAGTCTTCTAAATGCTAGTGAGTGTAATGTTCTAAAATATGGTAGGTCATCCTCTTCGAGATTAAATTTTTTAATTGCTCTGTCTCTTGCTTCGTATGCAGCCTTTTGCGTAAAAGCAAAGTATCCAACTTTATCTGGATCTGTCTGTTTAAGATAATCATCTACTTTGTTTAATAATGTAGTTGTTTTACCCGTGCCCGGTGGTCCCAATACTATTGTTTTCATTAGTAAGGCGACTCCTCTTTTAATTTCTTTTGTTTGTACTCGTCATCTTTAGCTTCAAATTCTTTTACCACATAAACAGATAGTTTATTTTTACCTATTCTTTTATCTTCACAACCACATTTTTCTCTTAACATTTCTGCAGTTCTTGAATATCCAAGGTCCCATCTTCTTCTCATCAAATGATTGTGATAAAACTTATCAAACACAAAGTGATGTTGTCCATTGTTTGTCCATGTACCACCTCTTGGTAAATCTTCTTTAGAATCTACAGACACTCTATTTAAACAATACTCCTGTAGATGATTCTGTAATTGATCCTCTGTACGCAATCCTTCTGCTGGTTCTGTTATCTCTGCATTGTTTAACAATTGATTAGTTACAACAACCCAATCTTTTTCTTTTAATGTTGGTGGTCTAAATTTTAATTGCACCATGCAAGACTCCTGAAATAAACTTTGTTGTCTTAAATGTTTTACGCTTTCTAATTTTAATCTTTGTCCATCCACGTTCATATAATAATATGGATCTTCTAGATCTATCACTTGCAAGTCAGTCAAGTTAGGAAACATTATCTCCTGTCCTATTCCAAACTTTCTACCTCTACATAAAGTTTTATCACAAAGACTACACATAGGTTCATCTTTACATTTGTATCCCCATTCTTTTTTGTCGTGTTGTTTTGTAATTATATCTACTTCTGTATCTGACAATGGTTTGTCCATTGCAGTCTCGTTAAACACAACTACTTTTGATTTCCAATTGTCTGGCCATTTGTTTTTTGCATATACACCGTAATGAAATAATGCATTGTTACGTCCACCTTCACCAACTTTGTTTTGTGCCATAAGTTCTATACAAGGTGGTCCATCAGAGTATGGAGTCTGTGGTCTTTTAATTTGTAATTCTTCTAATTGTTGTGGTGTAATTTTTTTATCATCGTACAATTCAACAAAACCTTTTAAGTTAACAGCTTTACCAAAACTATCAAAGGCATATCTTGTTGTATCATCACCATTATAGTATGGTAAATTTAAAAAATTTCCTGTATCATCTTCCGATTTTAATTCTGTTTGTTTTGGAAAAACTTCTGATCCACTGTATCCTAACACAGCTTTTATTTGTGTTAACTTATCTTGCATAAGTTTTGCAGTTACATGAGTATCTGTAAATAAAAATACATGTGCACCACCAGATTTAGATCTACATACTACTAGTGGTAATTGTAGACTAATAATTTTGTTAACTAATTTTTTGTGATCAAAACCTGCATAAGAATCTATGTCTATGCAACCCCATTTACATACATTGTCATCATTGATAGGTATGATACCTAAACTATCTGTGCCTTGTAAATGTTTTCGCCACAACTCGTCTGTGACTGGTTCTCTTTTAATAAATGATTTGCCTTGCACTTTTGTGCCATCACCATTTGATTGACCAACTTTAGTGACACCATGTGCACGCTCTAATCCTGTAAATATTTCTTTAAAACTTTCTATCATAGCACTGTAAAAAGTGGGCGTATCCACTCTCGCTTAGACGCCCACTACCTAGGATTCTAGTATGGTTGCTTAGTATCGTTCTCTTCTGAACTAAACTTAGCTTG